CGCCTGCTTCATCTGCTCACTGTCATAACCCAGCGATTCAGCCCAGGCATTTACCAGGTCAGACGCCCAGCCAACGAGATCGCCCAGGCGTTTCGCCGCCATCCAGAACGGGTCAGCGCTTTCACGATCGTCAGTCACGTCGGTCTCTTCCTGCTTTGGCTCACCTGCTGCCAGGGTCTGCAATCTGGCATTAATGGCCTGGTTGAAATAGGTCAGGTCTTCGCCTTCGGGGTATGCCACGCCACTCAGGTTTTTACGGGCAACCATGCGCACCTGTTTAACGTAGGTATCCGGGTCTTCTGCGGACATTTCCAGATACTGTGCGGCGTAATCGCTCATCTTGTCGGCCACGTTTACGGCCAGCGCATCGAGATCCGCATGCGTCGGGAGCAGCTTCAGCTCAAAGTCAGCAATCTCTTTGTCAGTAAGTGGACGGTCGTAGGAAATGATGCCGTTACGCGCAACGCCGCTGTACGGCTGGCCTTCTGCTGGCTGGTCTGCAACGGAGACATATTCAGGCGGTACCGCGCCGATACCCACTGGCCTGTTTACCAGCGCATAGCGCCAGACGGTTGCTGGTGTGTCGGGTTGAGGTTCCGGCTGTGGATCTGGATCTGGTTCAGGTTGCGGCTGTGGTACTGGTTCTGGTTCTGGCGAACCTGCCGTGACGCGATATGGCTCCGCCGCACCAGTGCGATAGGCCTTCAGCAATTTGGTGGCTGCTTTACCCATTTCCGCGCCCTGGCTGGATTTGGACGGCATTTCATACGTGGTCCCGTCTGCCTCGGTAATGATCACCTTACCTTTAAGCTCGCCGTCCTGGTCATAGCTGTGATAGCGAACCGTCGCGCCGTTGCTCAGCGTCGCCTGCCCGTCCATGTTCATGCGCGCCTTCACCTGAATAGTGCGATCGCTGAAAGTGTCCGTATTTTCAGGCTCACTGGCTTTCGACTGCTGCAGCGCCGCCAGCTGGCCGGTAAGGTCGGCATTAATCTGGCGCTGCGCTGCGACTTTGCCGCGCAGCGTCTGCTCATTGTCCTGCTGCATCTGCACACGTGCGGTCTGCGCATCCACCGCTTCCAGCAACGCAGACTGCTGCTCTGCCAGCTTGTCCGTCTCCGCCTGGGTAGTTTCAACTTCAGCGCGTAGCTTCGTCTGTGCGTCCTTCTGCTTCGAGAACTTACCGCTGTTCTTCTCGATCAGGTTGGAGAGCGCCTGCGTGACCTGCTGCAGCGACACATCCCGCCCGCCAATCGGGGCTACAATGTGCGTCACGTCGCGCTTGTTGATCAGGAACTGGAACGCCACCAGCGTATCCTGATTGCGGATCTTGCCGTTGTCCGCGGTCGGAGAGTGGAACACCAGCGACACGCTCTGCCCGTCTGATAATGGGATTAGCGCACTCATAACCGGTATGCTGGCCACACGACGCACTTTGCCAATCACCGCACCGCCCACGGTTTTCTGCCCGGTCGTATCCGCGCCTGCATCGTCGGTACCGGCGCTGATATTGGTCCCGTTCAGGCCACGGTTTAAGGCTTTCACAAAGGCGCGCATGGTTTGCGCCAGACGCATGCGCTCAGTGCTGATTGCTTCAAACATCGCACCCGGCACCAGGCTTTCGCTTCCCAGGTAGGTGTGATCGATATCGTCGATCGTGGCGCTTTCCAGCATCATATCCGCGCTACTGCCAGTCATCAGGCCGTCATAAACTGCCTGCGCCAGCACTACGCCCGGTGTGCGGCTCTGGAAGTCCAGCACCATACGATTGCTTAAAATCTCATTCATCATGCTGCCTCTTCCAGTTGGGCGATCTGCTCTTTCAGCTGGCGGGTGATCGCCTGCTCCTGATTAAGCTCTGTATGTAAGCTGTCCGCGTTTTTCTGTGCCGCGTCGGCATCCCGCGTCAGCTGGTCGGCCTTCTTCTGAGTTTCCTCAATACCCGCTTTGTACGCGTCACGCTGCTGGCGCACTTCAGCCAGCAGCTGTACGGACGATTTCACCCCACGTTTTGGCTGCGGTGAGTCGTCCTTGCTGGCGGCGGCGCGTGCCATCTTGCGCGCCAGTGCCTTCTGAAATGCCGTCGAGCCTTTTTTGAATAACGCGGCCAGCTGGCGTCCGAGGTCGGGGATCGTGGTGACGTGGGTAAACGGCACATTTTTGCCGTTCAGCTTCAGGCCGGAAATGTCGCCGCTGTCGTTGACCTGTACGGTCATAACCTGCTCGTCCATGCCGGTGAGGCTGAAGGTTTTAGTGAGTACGCCATCCTTTTTCCGGGCTGCGCCGGCGTCGGTAATTTTGGCTACTTCAAAGCCGCTGGTGGCGATTGCCTTTTTCAGCTTTGCCAGCCCCTTCTCGTTGAGCTCGTCAAAGCTCAGCAGAACGTAGGTTTTAGGATTCGACACGGTAATCCCCCTCCTCTGATTTGCTCAGCTGGTAGGTTCTGGTGACGGTATCCTGCAGTGGAAAAATACGGTAAAGCGGGTTCAGGCGGCTGTTACCGTGGGTAACGCGCACTGTCAGTGACCACTCGCCCGGTTCAAGATAGCGCGTATCAATCAGCAGAAACTCTTCACTCACACCCTTTGGTGAGAGGTCCAGCGTGCGCTGTTTGCCGGAGATAACCACTGTCGGATCGTTGCTGTCGCGCAGCCAGTACTCAATTTTTGCTCCCGCGAGTTTGCCCGCACAGGCAATGCTCAGGCGGACCGGGAATGCCAGCGCGTTGCCGCGCACGGTGGCAACACCACATCCCAGCAGGGACACTTTTTTACGGGCAAAGGCGCAGCGATCGACAACCATCGCCGCCGCCATCGCTGTAATAAACAGGTTCTGGTAATCAATCATGGGCCGGAGCCTCCTTTTGACCCAAATACGCCGTTTATTGCCGCAATGAGTCGTTCCTTAAATACAGTTGAGAGTTCTCGCCAGTTGTTGCTTGCAACTAACACAGCAAGGTAAATCACGATTTCATCCAGTCCCTGCTGGCGGGCAAAGAAATAGGCCGTGAGGCCAGTAATCAGCGCCAGCACAAGCTCAGTAGTAAAGTTGAATACAGTTGGTCGGATCCGGTATTCGCGCACTCCCAGCAGGAAAACGCCTGTGCCACTCAGCAAAGACAGGAGAAGCGAAACCGCGAGCATTTTTTCTACATCGGTCACATACCCCCCTTAGCACCTGGTAATCAGGTGGCGTGAGGGTACGGAGTCTGTAATTTAGAGAGGTAAAGAAAAACAGCGCCCGGAGGCGCTGTTTTGAGGGGGATCAGATTGCTGCTGGTGGTGCAGGCCAGGCAGATTCCGGCACGTTGCCGATATCCGTATCTTTCAGCTGCCGGATGTAGGCCATCCACTGTACCAGCTGCGCCTTATCGTTATCCGGCAGGATGCCAAGCGCCAGCTCCGCCTGCCAGTCATTGATAAAGGTCCGCGCTTTTGCTAGGAGTAAACTCCTGGTGCGCTCCGCCATTTCCTGCAGTTCTGCGGCAGAGTGTTTATAAGCCTCCACTTTGCCATTACGGTAAACCCACCCGCCTAATCGATCCATGCCTTCTGGAATACTGGAAGCGTCCACCTCTGCCACCCAGCAGTTGATCGGCCACAGTTTTGAAGCGTCCGTGTCAAAGCTGACTACCCGACCTGCTTCGTCGTACACAATTTTCATCGTGTCTGGTGAATACAGTTTTTGCGATTCATACCAGTCCTGACCGCTTTTGCAACGGACGAAAATGATATTCATGTCATTGAGCGACTGCAGTCTGGCAACCTCTACTTTTTCTTCGTCAGTGGAAGATTCAGTAATAACCGGTACATCCGGAGTGTATTTTTTAAATGGTCCAAAATTTAACATGTTCATCCTCACGCAAAGCCTGCTGTATACCAGCCACCGTTAATACAGTACTGAACGCATCGCGCAGTCACGATGTCGATATATTGGTCCTGATTGTCGTTCCTGGCAGACGTTATAACGTAGCCACCCTCTTCAGACATACCGGGACCGTTCCAGGTTGATGCTTGTTTAAAACCGGCAAATCTGACGGCAGTAACAAATCGTGCTGCCATGTAGTTATTGATAAATCCGCCCCAGACCGGACCATAGATATTTCCATCTGCATGCATGACCGACTGACCATTACCCGAATACACCACATTACCGGCAAAAAGATTGCCACCAGCATTGATAGTTCCATTTGCTGATAAGTTGCCACCTACGTTAACGTTGTGGCTCATAACGACGTCGCCATTGCTGCCACTAAAGCTGAACGGTCTTAGATTATTAAATCCCCCATCCGGATCATTCTGGTTTGTGACCAGCATGTAATAGTTTGAACCATCAAACCGGTGAATCATTCCGATGTTGGAGCCACCAGGCGGACGTATGCGCAGGCCGTTTGCATCTTCGGTGACAAATTTTCCGTAAGCGTAAAGCTGATTAGGAGTGACACGAAGCGTTTTTACGTTGTTTGCATAAACATCTAATATTCCATCTCCAGGACATATTAAACCTGAATCGCTGTCGCCAATATTGATTGAGCCCTGATTATCAGCAAAAGCACTTGTTCCGAGATTTCCGATGCTAATATGTGCTGTTACAAACAGTCGGCCTCGGGTAAAGGTATCATTCTCAAAGTGCGCATCTTTATCGACAACAAGCGACCCCATCAAATGCGACGCTGAATTGATATTAAGATGTCCTGCAACAATATTCATAGTTGCCTGACCATCAATAATCGCATCTGTTGGATCGACAAGAATACGGGCGTCGTAATCATTCAACTTCGCAGTCGATGAGTTGAAGTCGATATATGGGCTTGCTGAAATTAGGCTGACCTGGCTTCTGAACTCCGCAGCATTGGAAGCCCTGAATAAATCGCTAACTTCCAGCCCACCTTTTACCGACAACGCGACATTACTGGCCGGAAGGGTTGTATCTACTCCGCCAATGATCGTCTGTCCGCGAATATAATTTGGCGCACTTCCCTGCATAAACAGGTTCCAGCGGCTTAATCCACTCCGGGCTGTTTGACGGCCTTCAAAGGCATAAGCCGTTGCAATACTGGCACTCGCTTTGTCATAAGAGCGGAAGGAGGTCATTAGCGCGACTGCCGCATTGGTGTTTACAACGCTGCTGTTGCCCCAGAACTCTACCATGTCAGCCAGAGTCTGCCCGGTGGAACCATCACCTACTGATAGTTCCACACCAAAACCAATACCGCGAGTTGTCGCGTCGGCACCAATATTGGTGTAAGCCATTGCAGCAATCTGCGTCGCACCTGTCAGATTGCCTTTGCCCGGTGCTGTGTTTCCAAGCGTCAGCATGCGTCCAGTACTGTCACTGCCGCCGCCAAGTGCAAGGTGGCCTTTGTCGCTGAAAAGCGCGATATTCTGGTTCCACGTTACACCGTTATTCCGGCTATCCACATCGAGACGCAGATTACTGCCCTCGCCTCTCAGGCGGAAACCAGCTGCGTCAGCATCACGATCGATGAAAGTGACTGTAGGCGCAAAACTGTTAACCGTGATCCCCTGAGTACCGTCACTGCTGCTGCCCGTTACTACCAGCGCGGCATTCGTCAGATCGCCTACTGCTGTTGCGCCTTTCGCCAGCACGTTTACCGGGCCGGTAAAGTCAGCGCCCCTGTTTACCGTAAGGTTGCCCCCGACAATAGCGTTATTCAGGAGGTTCATTGTCGAAACGTTGGTTTCGCCCGTACCGTCGCCTGACAGGGTGAGCCATGTACTCGTGATCGAGTTACCCCAGGAAACGGCATCGTTACTGTCCTTGGACTGGCCGAAATACCAGTGCAGCGTGTCATCTGACTTTTTGCCGCGCAGGTAGTAGGCTTTGTCTTTGGTTTTAGGCTTTAGTTGCAGCGTAATTGCGTCAGCAGTGAATGAGCCAGGGCCGTCAGAGGAAAGACCGCCGCCACCGGTAATAGCCAGCCCGCCAGCACCCTGTAATGTGGCTAAGCCGTCTCCACTATTTAGAGCAAGGCGAGCCGCAATGACACCTGCTGATGTACGCGCATCAATCGAAATTTTGCCGCCGCCGTGCGTCATGTTCGTGGTAGTTATGCCACCGAGAATCCTGCCACTCCAGGCATCCCCACTCACTGCCGCCACGCGTCCAACTATCTGCATAATGTCTGTTTCGTATGCAGGGGGCTTATCGTCAGGCTGATCGGTCCTCAGAAACGTCATAGACGGCACGGACGGCTCAGAACGGATTACACCGATACGGAAACCGGCGCTGATTTGAGAGCCGACGTCCAGATTTTTTGAGACCGTCAGCTTCGGCGTGTTGATATTAGTCAGCTTACTTGTGCTGGTGATATCGTCGTTATCGCCTGCCTTAGCAGCGCCCGCCTTAACCAGGTCCGCCAGCGTCATGCTGGCGCTGTCCATCACCTTCCGCCAGCCGTTTTTATCCGCACCGGCTGACAGCCCGGACCACGCCCAGTCGCCTGAAACTTTACCTGCCAGACGCAGATACATAATGCCACCCTGCGCCACCAGCAGCTGCAGGAGTGCAGCGTCGGCATCATATTTCCGGCGCATGTTGAATAGCTGGCCGCGCAACGTCTGCGTGGTTTTGCCAAGATCAATCGGGCCGTCACTGAAGGTGCCGCTCAGTGTCCAGAAGGCATTCTGCTCCGTCACAGACACGTCAGTCAGCAAGGTGATTTTGCTGTCCAGTACAAATGACGGCGCACCCACGCCAAACGCACCCACGGCCATCAGCGCACCTGCCGTCATATCCATCGGGTTTGTCTGCTGATCTGCCAGTGCAGCGGTACCGAGGCCGAGGTGGCCACGGGCCTCCGGCACGTCCGGCAGATCAGCCAGATTCTCACCGGCGATCAACTGCTTCTCGTTGACCAGCTTATCCAGCTCGATGTTCTTACGGAACATCGCTTTGTCATGAATATCCGAGCCGTTATTGGCAATGACCATGTTGTTATCGATCATGCCTTTGAGGATTTTCAGCCCCTTAAGGTTGGCCGCAATCAGCTCGTCGTCACTGGTGTAGATGGAATCCAGCGTGATCCCGACCTGCCGGTTAATACGGTAGTTGGTGACGATCATCGCCTGCGTAACCTGCGTAGTACCGGTTGGCACAAGCACGCGGCAGAGCTCCAGCTGGTTCGGCTTCAGCGCAACAGAGATATCCTGCGCAAAGACGCGTGCGGCCTCAACTGTGGAGGTAATATCTACCTGGTCAGTCTTAACGCCCAGTTTGTAGTTTGCCTCA